ACTGTTTATCAAGGAACTCTTTTAAGAAAGTCATTTGTCTTAGATGGTTCTCTAGATCAAAGATTTTTACTTGCAAATTCTTATATTGATTCTTCAACAATCACTGTTTTTGTTGCAAAAGATGATGAGGCTGGATTGGGGTTTGAATATAAGTTAGTTGATAATATCTTAAACGTTGATTCAACATCCAGAATATATCTCCTTCAAGAAGTTCAGGATGAAAAATATGAACTTCTTTTTGGTGACGGAATATTTGGCGAAAAATTAGAGAATGGATCATCAATTACAGTATTCTATATTATCAGTGATGGAGAAGATGGTAATGGCGCATCCCAATTCTCATTTGCTGGTTCTCTTAGAGATTCTGGAGGCACACTAGTAAGTCCAGGTAATGTAAACATAACGACCTCTCAGGCATCTCAAGGTGGTTCTGAGATTGAATCTATCAGTTCAATCAAGTACTATGCCCCCAAAAATTATTCTGCCCAGTCTAGGGCGGTTACTGCTAGGGATTATGAGGCAATTATCCAAAGGATATATCCAGATGCAGAGTCTATTTCTATTGTTGGTGGAGAAGAACTTAGTCCTCCAAAATATGGAACAGTAGTAATTAGCATAAAACCAAAAAATGGAACGTTCGTTTCGGATTTTGATAAGAGTAGAATATTATCACAGTTAAAACAGTACAGTGTTTCTGGAATCAACCAAGAAATAATAGATCTGAAAATACTTTATGTTGAAATTGATTCTTCAATTTACTACAATTACTCTCAAGTATCAACTGTAGATTCTTTGAAATCAAAGGTATTGAACTCTCTAACAAAGTACTCAGAATCTACAGATCTGAATAAGTTTGGCGGAAGATTAAAGTATAGTAAACTCCTTCAAGTAATTGATAAAACGGATACTTCCATAACATCAAATATAACAAAAATTAGAATTAGAAGAGATTTAAAGGCCAAAATAAATCAATTGGCACAGTATGAACTATGTTATGGAAACAAATTTCATGTAAATTCTAAAGGGTTTAATATTAAGTCAACGGGATTTAAAATTTCTGGTGAACAGAGCACTGTTTATTTGACAGATACACCTAACGCCGATGGTAAAACAGGCATTTTATCAATAGTAAAACCACTTGATGATGACAATGTAAGAGTAGTTGTAAAATCTGCAGGAACGGTAGATTATGTGAATGGGGAAATTATGATTGGTCCTATTTTAATTACATCAACTGACGTAAAAAATGATGTTATTGAAATACAAGCATTCCCAGACTCTAATGATGTTATCGGATTGAAAGATTTGTACTTAGATTTTAACATCTCAAAAAGCACAATAAATATGGTTAGAGATGTAATATCTTCAGGTGATGAAATATCGGGAACGGTATTTGCTAGAGATTTTTATACTTCAAGCTACTCAAACGGAAATCTAATAAGAAAGTAATATGATACAAACTGGATTTGAATCTAGGGTAAAGATTCAACAAGTTATTGATGCTCATCTTCCCGAATTTATTTCGGAAGAAAATCCAAAAGCATTAGAATTTTTTAAACAATATTACATTTCTCAAGAATATCAGGGAGGTCCTATTGACATCTCTGATAATTTAGATCAATATTTGAAACTTGACAACTTAACACCTGAAGTAGTTGTAGATAGCACATATATTACTAGTGGGATTAGCACCACTGATAGTACAATATATGTTAATAGTACTAAAGGATTCCCACAATCTTATGGTCTATTGAAAATTGATAATGAGATTATAACTTACACAGGATCAACAACAGATAGTTTTACTGGTTGTGTACGTGGATTCAGTGGAATTACAAGTTATCATCAAGATTTAGAGTATGAAGATTTAGTTTTCTCTTCATCTTCACAGGAAGAGCATGAATCTAATTCTCAAGTTCAAAACTTAAGTTCATTATTTTTAAAAGAATTTTATAAAAAACAAAAATCTACATTTTCACCTGGTCTTGAAGATGTAGATTTTGTATCTTCTTTGAATGCTGGAAATTTCATAAAAGAGTCAAAATCTTTATATCAATCAAAAGGAACCGAAGAATCTTTCAGAATTCTTTTTAATGTTCTGTTTGGCGAAACTCCAAAAGTTATTAATTTGGAGAATTATTTAATTAAACCATCTTTTGCAAATTACGTTAGAAGAGATGTTGTTATTGCAGATCTGATTTCGGGAAATCCAAGAAAATTAGTTGGACAAACGATTAAAAAATTAAATGATGATGATACTAGTGCTCCAGTATCTGAAGTAGAAGAATTTACTAGAAACAATAAAACACTTTATAAGTTATTCTTATTCGTTGGGTATGACGATGTTCCAACTATCCAAGGAAATTTTGTAGTAACACCATCAACCAAATCAATTAATAATGTTTCTGTTGGGGCATCTGTAATAACAGTAGATTCTACAGTTGGATTTCCAGAGAGTGGTACAATTATAATCGGTTCTAATACCATAACTTATAATAGCAAGTCTTTAAATCAATTTTTTGGATGTTCTGGAATAACAAATACAATTACATTAGGAAGTGATGTAAGATCTGATGAAATTTATTATGGGTATGAAGATGGAGATTTGAGTAAAAAGGTAGAATTTAAATTAAATGGCGTTTTATCTGAATTTATTAAAATCAGCGACAAGTTAAATTTGCAACCAGGGGAAGAAATAAAAGTAAAAAGTCTTGGAAAAGTAGTCAAAAATCCAGAACAAAATAAAACTTATGAGCAAATTTTTGCAAATTCTTGGATTTACAACACAAGTTCAAAATATGAAATTTTAGATATCAATAATTTTGAATTATCTAGTAAAATTGATAGATCCAGTTTAAAAGTAGGAGACCTTGTTCAAGTCATTAGACAAAGTGATAAGATAGTCGTTGCCGATAATGCAACCGTTTCTTCTATTGTTGAAGCAGATAATAGAGTAATTTTAAGTAATTTGAGTTATATCTCTGGTCATCCAGATCTAAGTGGAAATACAAAATATGAGTTAAGAAGAAAGATCAATACTGCATATAGTAGTACTGTACCATTTGAATTTGGAAATAGTTCCGTAACTTCAGATGTTCAAAATGTATATTTTGATGAGAATAATTATGCATATGTAGCGTCAAATTCTTTACCATCTGGTAGATCTGGGGTTACTACAGATTATTCTTATACAATCTCAAAAAATATTAAGCAATCGCAATTTTCAAACACTGTTGGATTCGTTACTGATATAGATTCTGATGGAAACTATTCGGTAATAGTTTTTGATGCAGATGTTGAATTTAGAACTGGAGATAGAATTTTCTATGAAGCGGAACAAACTTCTCTTACTGGACTAGAAAGTGGTAAAGATTACTACGTAGAAGTTTTATCTGATCCAAAAAGAATTAAACTTTATTTTTCAAATTCTGCTATAGAAAGTGGATCCAATCTTAAAGTATCAGCACCATCAGATAGTGGTCTTCACAAATTTAGACTTTATTCTCAAAGATCAGAAAAAATAGGATCTCAAAAATTACTTAAAAAGTTTTCTTTAGAAAATAATATCAAGTCTGGAAAAGGTGAAAAAACAAATCCAGGATCAACTGGTATGTTGATTAATGGTGTTGAAATTCATAATTACAAGTCTAAAGATAGAATCTATTATGGACCAATTGATTCTGCTACGGTAATTAGTGGGGGAACAGGTTATGATGTAATAAATCCACCTCTTGTTTCTGTAAGCGTTGGATCTGGAACCAGTTGTCTAGTTACACCAGTACTTAGTGGCAAAGTAGAAAGTGTATTTGTAGATTCCCAAGACTTTGATATTTCCAAAGTAGTTTCTATTGGAATAACTGGAGGAAATGGATCTGGAGCTGTTCTTGAGGCATCACTTTCCAAGAGAAAGAGAGATATTTTGTTTGATGGTAGACCAACTACTTCATCTGGTGGAATTAGTACAACTACTTCACAATTAATCTTTAATTCAAATCATAATTTATCAAATGGTGATGCAATAATTTACAATTCTAATGGAAATGCATCTATTGGAATTGGAACTACACAAGAAAGATTGGTTAATAACGGAACTTATTATGCAAAAATTGATAATAGCACCACTATTAAGATTTTCAGAACAAAGAACGACTACTCACTCGGAATCAATACTGTAGGATTTAGCACTTATACATCATCAGGAACTCACAAATTTACTACTCAAAGTGAAAAAACTACAATAAACGAAATAGTTGTTATTGATGGAGGTTCCGGATATACAAATAGAAAACTGATAGTAAATCCATCAGGAATTTCAACAGTAAATGATACTGTCACTTTTAAAAATCATGGATTTTCTGATGGGGATCTAATTCAATACAATTTTGAAACAAGTTCTATATCAGGAATTTCCACCGCAAATCGTTTTTATGTTCTAAAATTAGATGATAACACTTTTAGATTATGTGATGCTGGTGTTGGTGGAACAAATAGGACAAATTATGATAGACAAAAATTTGTAGACTTCTCTTCTTCTGGATCTGGTTATCAATATTTCCAATATCCAGACATTTCTGCATTCATTGAATATGTTGGGGTAGGAACAAATATAACTGAAACGGTGGTAGCAACACCTAGAGTTTTGGGAAGTATTGTAGATTCTTATGTCTATGAGTCNGGAAGTGGATATGGATCTACTATCTTTAACTATCACAAGAAACCAACAGTATCCATTAAAAATGGAAAAGATGGTTCTTTAGTTCCCAATATTGTTAACGGACAAATTAGTTCAGTAACAATAAATTACGGTGGAATAGAATATTATTCCATTCCAAAATTGGAAGTAGTTGATCCAACTGGTTTGGGGAAAGGGGCAAAGATTAGACCAGTAATTACAAATCAAAAAATAACCGATGTTAAGATTGTAAGTGTTGGTATCGGATATTCTACGTCATCAACGATTAAAGTAACATCTTCCGGATCTAACGCCAAAATTAGTTGCAATGTTAGATCTCTAACGATTAATGATAATTTAAAATATGGAAATGAAGTATTAAATGAAACTGACAATAATTTACAATATTCAATATCTGGATACAATCAAAAACTTCAAAAAGCATTTAAAGAAAGTTCCTCAAAAATTTCCAGAATAATTGGGTGGGCATACGACGGAAATCCTGTTTATGGTCCATATGGATACTCCGATCCAGATGATACCAATTCTTCTCCAATTAGATTAAATTCTGGATATGAATTAAACATCACTAATGTTGAAGATAGACCTGTAGGATTTTCAAGTGGATTTTTTATAGAGGATTATCAATATAAAAATTCTGGTCATCTTGATAAAAATAATGGAAGATTTGCAAAAACTCCAGAATTTCCAAATGGCGTTTATGCATACTATGCAACTATTGATTCCTCAAATGACCCAACATTCCCATATTTTATTGGACAGGAATATAGATCAAATACACTATTAGAAAATCTATCTTTAAATCAAAATTACGATATCAATAGTTCCAATCTTGTTAGAAATACTTTACCATATAAGGTTTCAGATCCATACGCTGGAAATGATTTTATTCTTGAAAGTTCCAATTTGGATAGACAAAAAGTCGTTGTAGAGTCAGTAACACCTGGTTCTATTGACAGATATGAAATAATTTCTCCAGGAGAAAATTATAAAGTAGGAGATACATTAAACTTTGACAACACAGAAACTGAGGGATATGGATTATCAACAAAAGTATCATCTATTGTTGGCAAAGATATTGTAGATTTAAACACAACTCTACAAACTTATAGTGATGCTTTATTTGTAAGGGAATCTGATACTAAAGTAAAAGTATATGTCTTCCCCCATCATAACTTAGAAAATAATGATTATGTTACAGTATCTGGTTTTTCAACAAATCTTAGCGATTTAAATGGACAACATAAAATAGGTGTAACATCATTTACTTCAAAGTTACTTAGAGATATTGATAGTGCTCCTTCTGTTGGATTTACTACAGAAATTTACTTGACTAGTATTCCAAGTTTTGTTTCTGTTGGAAGTAGTATAGGTATTGGAACTGAAGTTATGCAGGTTCTTAATATCTTTGAAAATTTAAACATATTAAGAATTAAGAGAGAGCTTTCTGGAGTTGCTCATACCTCAACTTCTATTGTATCATTTACCCCAGATTCATTCACAATAACAAAGGAAATTGATTTCTTTGATTCAAAAGTAAATAATAAAATTTATTTCAATCCTCAAGAAACAATTGGACTTGGTACAGTTACTGGAATCACAACAACATTATCTGCTATTTTTGGAGATTCTAATATCTCTATTAATGTTCCAACACAGGGAATATATCTTGAAAATCATTCCTTTGAAAACAACCAGAGAGTAATCTTATCAAAACCATCTGCAGCTACTCTTATAACTGTTTCCGATACTCCTTCATCTCCTCAGTTTAATTTATTAGATGCTTCAAATACGGAAACGGTATATATTTCAAATAAAGGAAAAAATATTGTAGGTTTAAAAACATTAGTAGATGGGTCTGAGTTATACTTCCACACTAATGGAAGCGACAGTGATGAGTACTCTTTAGAAAGTGATTTTGATCAAATTACAGGTTTTATAAAAAAAGTAAAAACTGTTGTTTCCGTATCAACGTATCATGAATTAACTTCTGGAGATAGAATTTCTCTGAATGTAAAACCAAATCTTTCCGTAGGAATTGGAACATCATCATTTATTAATTTACAAAGAAATACTGTAACAGATCATATAATTGTTAACCCAATAGGATTTAATTCTACAGGAGTTAACACAACAACAAGTTCTATCAATATTTCTTCTCACAATTTAAAAACTGGCGATAAGATTGATTATTCTGCAAATCAAATTATATCTGGATTATCTACCGGCAGTTTTTACATTTATAAAGTTGATGATGATAATATTAAACTTTGCGAAACTTATAAGGATTCCTTTAAAAATCCTCCCGTAACGGTGAGTATGGGAGATACTGGAGGTTCTTCTCAAGTAATATCACAAATAAATCCTCAAATACCAGTTATTAAAAACAATGATTTAGTATTTGATTTAAGTCATTCATCTCTTTCTGGATATCAGTTAAAGTTCTTCTATGATAGAGAATTTAAAAACGAATTTGTTTCAATATCAACCTCAACATCCTTTAATGTCTCCGGACTTGGAACTGTAGGTATCTCAACAAATGCATCTCTAACATTAGGATATGATGTTTCTCTTCCAGATAAACTTTTCTACACTTTAGAGAAAGTATCGTATATTAGCACTTCAGATACTGACGTTAAAAACTATTCAGAAATTATTTTTGTTGATAGTGAATATAAGTCTGATTATATTATTTCCAATGCTACTGGAACTTCCTCAACTACTTTCACTATTAATAATCTTGAAATACCAGAAAAACTTTCTTATACACAAGATGAATGTGATGCTTTAAAATATACAACAACATCAACTTCTGCAAAAGGTCCTATTGATAAAATTAAAATAATTTCTGGTGGATCTGGATATATTAAATCTCCAACTTTCACTGGATCAAATTCTGCAGAAGGAAATAATGCTTCCATTGTTTTAGATTCAACCAAAATAGGAAATCCGAAGGAGTTAAGAGTCTTTAATAATGATTTTGAATATTCTTCTGATAAGACTTTAAGTCCAAAAGCAGCAATAAGTCCAAAAATTGAATTAATAGATTCAAATACAATTGGAATTATTACAGTTACAAGTGGAGGATCAAATTATGTTTCTGCACCAACTGTTAAGATTGTCAGTTCAGAAACTAGAGAAGTAATTGATAGCGGAATTTTAACTCCAATTATATCTGGATCTTCTATTACTAATATCGCTATTGAACAAAGTCCAAAAGGAATTCCAAATTCTGGAGTTGAACTATTTACTGTTAATAATACTAATGGTATAAGTATTCAACAAATGGAGTCCAGTTCGGTTGGCGTCTTTACATGCTTGATTACCACTCCAACCTTAGGATTCTCAACGAACCCATTCTCCCCTGGAGATGAGGTGTTTATAGAAGGTGTTCAACAATATAGTTCTGATGGATCTGGATTTAACTCCGAAGACTATGGTTATGTTTTCTTGACTGTCAGCTCATATGATAATTCTGGAACTCTTGATAAAGTTACTATTAATGTTTCTGGATTAACTACAAATACAGGAATTGCAAAAACAATTCAAGATTCTAGCGGAACTATTATTAAGAGGACTGATTACCCATCATTTACAGTCTCTCAAAATCCATCTCTATTTTTAGTTGGTGAAAAAATAGTTATTGATGGTTCGGAAGTAGATTTGGTAGTTTCATATTCAAACTCAAATGTTTTAAAATTGAATGGAACTTATGAATTATCTTTAGGTGAAGTATTAACTGGCAAAAATTCTGGAACAATTGGAACCATTGATACTATAACAGAATATGATGGTAAGTTTGAAATTCAATTCAGTTCTAGAAAAAATATTGGATGGTCAGATGAAATTGGTAAGGTTAGTGTAGATAATCAAGTATCTCAAGATAACGATTATTATCAAAATCTTTCATATTCTGTAAAGAGTTCTAAAACTTATGAAGAAATAAGAAATCCAGTTAATAGTATTCTCCATACTATTGGAACAAAGAACTTTGCGGATACAGAAATTTCACAAACAACTGAAAATGTTGGCATTACCAGTTTTGTTGATGCAACATCTATTGTCAGGTCCATAGATTCTGATATTAGAGTTGAAACAGTATATGACTTTGATTTAGTTAAAGATGTAGACCTAGTTGGTGATACTTCCAAATTTATTTCCCTCAATACCAGAAAACTGACTCCATATTCTATTTGTAAATCAAATTTGGTTTTACAATTAGATGATATTAGTGATAAATTCTCCAATTTTAATAGAGAACCAGATGAGTTTGTTTACGTTAAAAAATTAGAAGATTCTGATAGTTATCTTAGTTACTTAATACAAACTAAAGATATTGATGGAAATCAAATCAATATCAGAGATCTATTAATACTGAATAATGGATCAGATTCATTCCTCTTACAGAGAGGTTCTCTCTCAAATGTTGGTTCGTCTTTAACAACTTATGCTTCTGATGAATTTGGTGATTTTGAATTAATTACTGATGTTTTTGATGATGTTTATTTAAAATTCACCCCAACAAATCCATACGATATTGATTATGATTTAAAATCAATACAAGGTGAGTATATTTCTTCAACTTCAGGTATATCAACTCAATCTGTTGGATTTATTGACTTAACCTCTTCGGTTGGAGTTGCTACTGGAGGTGTTGTTTCAGGAGTTACTACGACAATTATTGCTGTAGACTCATCTAAATTTACCTCTTTACACGCAGAAACTCAAGTCATAGATCAATCAACCAATTTGATGAATTTGGTTGAAATGTACATAACTCATGATGGAACAGATTCGTATGTTTCTGATTATTATGTTGATAGTGATTCGTCTTCAATTTTATCTGGAACATTTATTGGATCATTTGGTGTAGATTTATCATCTGGCGTTTTATCCTTAAAATACACCAATGACACATTGAATGATGTAACAATAAAAACTAAAGTAGTTGGTTTTGGTACAACTTCCATAGGAATTGGAACTTATAGATTTAAGGCACTTGATCAATCAGACACCTCAGAAAGAAGTGCAATTTATCAATCTGATTTCAATTCAAATGTTTCTGCTGCCACAACAATATTCTCAATTGATAAGTCTCTCTTCTCATCATCAAGATCATTTGTTGAAGTTGGAATTGGATTAACAAAATCATTACATAAAATTTTATGCGTTCATGATTTGGCGGATGTCTACACTTCGCAATTTGGATTTATTAGTGTAGGAAGTGCATCATCAATTGGTATAGGAACATTTGGTGGATCTATTTCTGGTTCCAATTTTGAATTATTGTTCTATCCAGATACTGGTGTAACCGATGAATTTGATATTTTATCTTTATCCGAGTGCATCTACACTGAAACGGATGAAATAAATGATTACTTAGATCTTGATTACGGACAAAGAAAAGAGTCTACAACCATCAATCAATTTAATGCAATTAATGG